CTCGCTCTGCTGTTTCTAAAACTGGAGTTCTTGATTGTACTAAACTGCATACCTATAAGTTCAATGATGATTTGTTTAAGAAAGTCACTGTCCTTCCTGAAGGTAAGAACCATGGTCTAGTTTTTATTCTTGATTGGTCTGGTTCTATGTGTAATGTTATTCATGACACTGTGAAACAACTTCTAAATCTGTTGTGGTTCTGCAAAAAGGTCAACATTCCTTTTGAAGTGTATGCATTCACCTATGAGTTTCCTGCAACTGAAAACGATTTTGATACTGATGGATTGAAAGAGATTCAAGAACTTAAGATTAATGAGTTGTATCTTCACAAGTCATTCCGTCTTTTGAACTTTATTTCTCACACTCGTTCTGCTTCTGATTTTGATCGTGATTGTTTAAATCTTTGGCGTTTGTCGATGTTCACTCGTTATTATGGAAGCACTTTGGTTCCTAGTGGTCTTTCTCTTTCGGGCACTCCTCTTAACGAAACTCTTGTAACTTTGCACCACATCCTTCCTCAGTTCATCAATGAAACTGGCGTTGATAAAATCAACACTGTGTTCCTAACTGATGGAGAGTCCAATGGTATTGGTCGTGTTGTTAAGATGAGTGAGCAGTATTATCCTGAAGGTCGTTATGGAAAAATTTCTGTTGGCACAAATTGCCAACTCCGTGATATCAAGAAAGGTCGTACCTATAAACCATTCAATGATCACAATTGGAACACCAGTGTTACTAACACACTGCTTACGAACCTGAAGGACAACTTTCCACATATCAACTTCATCTCCTATCGTGTTGTTGAGTCCCGAGATGTTTCTAACGTTCACTGGTATTACACTGGGAATTATTCTGAAATCAACAAAAAGAAGTGGACCAAGGAAAGGTCTGCTATCTTAAATACTACAGGTTATGATGCCATGTACGCCATTGCTTCAACATCGTTGAATCAATCTGATGACTTTGAAGTTGCTGAGGATGCAACCAATGCACAAATCCGAGCAGCATTCAAGAAGTCACTCAAGTCCAAGGCAGCGAACAAGAAGATTCTTTCTTCATTCGCCACGATGGTCGCCTGATAAACTGACACATGATCGGATCTTTTCCGATCTTCCCCCCCTATACTAACTTTGTTATTGATCACATCGCAATGCCTCGCATGTCTAACCTCAACGTCAACGAAGTCACTCACTACCTAATCGAAACTTACGGTAACCAAGTCAACACTGAGGCAGTCCTTGCTGCTGCTGATGTGTTCGACGTTTCTTATCCCACTATTTGCAAGCGTCTTGAAATGTACAAAACTGGTCGTGGCAAATGGGATCTTACCGTTCGGGAACAAATGGAGCAAACCTACCAAGCATCCCCTACAATTATCCCGAGCGGGAATAACGAAAACCTTATCCCTCAAATCGATGATACCTTCGTCAAGTTTGGTAATTTCAACGATGTTCGCAAAATTATTCAGTCCCGTCTGTTCTACCCTACATTCATTACAGGTCTCTCTGGAAACGGTAAGACCTTCTCTGTTGAGCAAGCATGTGCTCAACTCGGACGTGAACTAATTCGTGTAAACATTACTATTGAAACTGATGAAGATGACCTCATCGGCGGTTTCCGCCTTGTGGATGGGAACACTGCTTGGCATAATGGTCCCGTTATTGACGCACTTGAGCGGGGAGCAATCCTTCTTCTCGATGAGATCGACCTTGCTTCCAACAAGATCCTCTGTCTTCAGTCCATTCTAGAGGGCAAGGGTGTCTTCCTTAAGAAGATCGGTAAGCATGTTCGACCTGCTGCTGGTTTCAATGTGATTGCTACTGCCAATACCAAGGGTAAGGGCAGCGACGATGGTCGTTTCATTGGCACCAACGTCCTTAACGAAGCATTCCTTGAGCGTTTCCCTGTTACCTTTGAACAAGAGTATCCGACTGCTTCCGTTGAACAAAAGATTCTCCAAGGTAATTCTCTAGACCTTGGTGTTGAAGATGCTGAATTCTGTAAGCATCTTGTTGACTGGGCAGGTATTATTCGTAAGACCTTCTATGATGGTGGTATTGATGAAATCATCAGCACCCGCCGTCTAGTCCACATCATTCGTGCTTACAGCATCTTTGGTGATAAAGCAAAAGCACTCAAAGTTTGCCTAAATCGTTTTGATGACGAAACCAAACAATCATTCCTTGAACTCTACGATAAAGTCGATGCAGAAATCCAAATTGAAGAATCTGTGGAACCAGTACAAGCAGGTTCTATGGGAGACGTTTCCTGATCTAGAAAACATTGGAGATTGGGCAGATTGGTCTGACAACGGTGCAAACCTTTCTGCCAAACTCTACAGCAACAAGTACATCATTAAGTCCAGAGAAGTTGACATATGGGATGAGAAATCCTGTATCTACAACAACATCATTTATCCAAAGACAGGAGAAAATCTTCCTTGCTTTGGTATGGACTTGATGGGGTTCTTTGAAAAGAAAGTCATTATTGTATTTGACTTCCAGCACCCTGTAGAGAATTATCTCTTCTCTGTTCCTGAACTTCCAAAGGCAGAAGGAACATTTAGATTCTTTGAACCAGGTAATCACTTCTCAGAGAATGTGTATGTTCGTAAATGCACAATGTCAGAAGTTAACAATTATCTTGATGACTTCCGTGCCTATTTACAAGTGTACAAATCCATGCTAGAATCTAAGAAACCTACTGGGTTTGATGTGTCTTCCACATACGGCGACTTTGACAGGTACATGACAAAGTTAGATCCCGTAAGTGGTTACCTTGACAGCAAGTTTGGCAAGGAAAAATCCAAGTCACTTGTACACGATTTTTTGTTTAGTTATGCCTAACGCTTGGTCTTTACTTTACGATGAACTTGAAATGAACGACAACACCTTTACTATTGATACTACACTAGACGACGTGATTCCCAATTCTCCAGCAACTCCTTGGAAGTACAACGAAGAAGAAATTGTAAAAGAACTTCTTGAGTACATTCGTGGAACTTACAACCAGCACTATTCTGCTGGTGACGACAAGATTCAAACTCTTGATCTTATTGAAGCATGTGGTGATGGAGAAGCATTTTGCCGAAGCAACATTCTGAAGTATGCGTCACGATACGATAAGAAGGGCACTGCCCGCCGTGATATCATGAAGATTCTGCACTATGCAGTTCTCCTCATGAACTTCAACGATAAGAATGCCGTCCGTGAAACCTACCCTCAATGATTATGAAACTATCTGACCGTACAAAATTCATTCTTAAGAATTTTTCTACGATTAACAATTCGATCTACATCAAACCAGGATCTAAGATCTCAACCATTTCTGTAACCAAGAATGTTTTTGCTAAGGCAGAGGTGAAAGAAGAATTTCCAGAAGCATTTGCTATTTACGATCTGGGTCAATTCATTAATGGTTGGGATCTTTTTGATCAATCAAAAGAGATTGATTTTGAGTTTAATCAGCAATCTTATCTGACTATCAAATCTGGACGAAGTAAACTGAAATACTTCTTCTGTGATCCTGATGTATTGATTGTTCCTCCCGATAAAGAACTTGGACTTCCTGAGATCCAGTTCACCTTTAAACTGACTAATGAAGTTCTTGAATCACTTCTCAAGGCATCTAGGGTTCTACATCTTCCTGATCTCTGTCTTGAATCTCAAGGTGGTGACGTGACACTTGCAGTTAAAGACAAGGACAACGAAACTTCTAATACAGTTTCTCATATTGTAGGTAGGTCAGAAACTTGTTTCTGTTTTAACTTTAAGATGGAAACTATCAAAATCATTCCTGGTGATTATAATGTGGATGTTTGTACTAGAGCAGCAAAGTTTACTAGGATTATTACTGCAGGAGATCCTCTGAGTAATCTTGAATACTTCATTGCTCTTGAACCAGATTCGGAATATAATAAATGAAACACATCCTTTTTACACTCAAAGAGTGTAACAAATCGTTCTTAGATGACGAGCAGTTTGTAAGGGATGTTGTTTATCAAGCATCAGTCAAATGTAAATCAACTTTACTAGCACTCAACTCACATAAGTTTGAACCTCAGGGTGTCACTTGTGTGGCGATGCTCGCTGAAAGTCATATCAGCATTCACACTTGGCCAGAGTTGGGTATGGCAGTGTGC